GCTCTTCCCGCGTCAGAACGCGTACGTCTTCGCAGCGCACCAGGCGCGGGCCATCTATCCAGATCCACCAGCGGGCATCCGCACCCAAGTGGGGCGGTGTCTTTGTCCATGCCTGCCCGCAGCCGCCGCCATCGTCATCATCCCAGTGGGCGAAGACGCGGACGGGCTTGTCCAGCCCTTGCGGACGTGGCCCGGGAGACGGGGCACCGGTGAGCCAGTCGCGTACCAGGGCGGCCACGGCATCCGCTGATAGAGCCGTGTATTTGCCGTCCGGGCAGTGCCAGCAGCCATTGATCTTGGCACGATACAGCCCGGCATCCTCATTTTGCCCCAGAAATTGGGCAAAATCGTATAGAAAAATAGCCTCCGTCTTGCCCTGTTTTTTGAGCAAAATGGAGGCCGTTTTGTCATTGGGGTCAGACATGGCTATCTCCCTTCGCACTGCTTCATCAGCTCGTAGAGCTTGGGAGCCATGCCGTCTTCGTTCTCCCGCTCCTGCTCATACAGGGCCGTCATCTCGTCCCAGCGGTCAACGAAGGGCCGCCAGTAGTCGAATGCGTCGGCCATTTCTTTAAGCCGTTCCCTCCATTCCGGAATAAGTTTGAGCAGAAGGTAGCAGCGGCGGAAATCTCCGGGATCATGCGGCACATTGAAACGCCACCAGCCACGCGGAAATACGTCCTTGCACTGCATGGTCCCGGTCATCACGGAAAAGATGGTGTTTGACGAAACGCCGCCCTCGCCATGAGCGGCCCAGATCATGGCCCGCTGCTCGACGGGAAGGCTCAGAATATCTTCCGGATAGTCACCGTATCTGTCGCACATGGCTACCTCTCATGGCCGGGTACGAGGCCCCCGGCGGGGCGTTTGGGGGAGGATGGATGGCTGGGAATCACGCATCAGCAGCCGGGGCGGCCTCCCAATGGGGGCAGCCTGTGCGGTGCTTGCAGTCGTAGCAGTCGTCTTCCGTGATCTGGGCTCCTTTGTGAGGGCAGGTAAACGTCTGATACGGAGGGATGAAGGCCTGCTCCTGCGCCGGTTCAGGCGCTGTGTCGGCGCTTCCGGCCTGCGTGGAGTCAGGGGCAGGGGATTCCTGGGGCTGCTGTGCTTCCGGCTGTTCCTGCGCTGCGGCGCCTTGAGCCTCGGAGGCCGTCTTGGGCTGGAGCCTGGCAGCTTCCCGGATCAGGCGCTTGCAGTCGGTCATGGTCCAGAAAGACAGGGCCCTGCCAGCATCCCATTCCGCCTTTTTGAGGTCGTAGCCCTTGGCCTCGTAGGCATGGAGGGCTTCCTGCCGCAGGGCGTCCAGTTCCTCACCGCTCAGGCGCTGTCTTTTGGCCGGCTCCTGCGGGGCAGCGGGCGCAGGATGGGCTTCTTTTTCCGAAGCCTGGCCAGCGGCGGCGTCTGCCTGGGCGGCGATGTCCGCCGTGGTCATGGTGGCGGGGCCGGGCTCGTCATGGCCGAAGCTGCCGTCCGCCTGCGGGGTGAGGTCGATGGTGTCCTGCACTTCCTCGGCGGTCTTGAGGCCCATGGCGATCTCCGGGGCATACGAGCGCACGAACCAGGCCGCAGCCCGGTATTGCAGCATGAGCTCCGGGATGCTCTGCCATTTGCTGCCGGACTTGCTGTACCAGCCTTCTTTCTTGGCCAGGCCGATGGTGACGAGCGGGCCCTGGAGCTTCTCACCGGTGGAGAGTTCCGTGGCGACGGCGCGGCAGCCCCATTCGTCCGTGCCTTCCGTGCCCTGGAAGGCGTAGCGCAGGGCGCTGAACTTGCCGGACTTGTTCAGCGTGGCGATGAGGAACTGCGCGGACCAGGCCGGGCGGCCGTGGACGACGTAGAGGTTTTGCATGACCATGAGCGGATTGGCGCCCATGCGCAGGGCCATATCCAGCGCGATGACGCAGTTGCCCTTGCTGGTGTAGTCGTTCGCCCCCTTGCTGCGGTAGTTTTCCGGGACGATGCTGGACGCGGAAAACAGGTTGGCCATGCGCTGGATGGCCTCGAATCCGGCCACGGTATCGAAACCGCAGACCACGTTCCCTCTGGCTGGATCCGATCCGTTCTGCAGGGTATTGAGGCTCGTGGCTCGCGGGGTGCTGTTGATCAGGCTCATGTCATCTCCTCCACCGGCATCCATGGAACACCGGGCAATATTTCTCGGTACAGGTCTGGGATTTGGGATTGCCGTAAAAGTCGCCGCTGCGGATCATGCGGGCGGCCATCTGGAGCAGGCCGGGCTGTTCTTCCGTGCCCACCAGCAGCTCGCGGGCGCCGGTGATGACGCCCACGGCGGCGCGGCGGCCCTTGTCCGTCTTGGCCACCTGCAGGCCGATGATCTCGGCCGGGGCGGTGATGGGCTGGCCGATGGCGGCGCCGGCCAGCAGTTCGTACACACCGATCTGGGCGGCGTGCCCCGCCGTGCGGACCGTGCCGTCCGCCGCGACCGCCGTCTTGCCGGTCTTGATGTCGGCAATGCCCAGGTCGCCCAGCGCGTTGGTGGTGATGCGGTCCGTGGTGCCGGTAAGGGCCAGGCCCAGGTCGGTGATCTCCAGCCGCTCGCATGTGGCCTCCACGGCGACGTAGTTCCTGGCCGGGGCGATGTTGCGGCAGTATAGCCCGTGCAGGGCCAGGGCGATGCGCTCCGCTTCCCGGGGGCTGTCTTCGCCCCAGTCCACGTCTTCCTTGGGATGGTGGATGGCGTCCACCACCTCGCCTGCGGCATCATCGGGTGTGATGGGGCTGCCCAGGATGCGCTGGACGTCGAAGACTGCGGCCCCGGCGTGGACCGCCGTCCCCAGCTGGGCGGCAGCGCTGCGCGGCAGGCGCCGTCCGCAAAGGTGCTTTGCCTCCCAGCGGGCCGGGCAGTCGAACAACTCAGGCAGGCTGGATGCCCGGATGGCTACTATCTCCATAGCCGTCTCCTCTTCTGGATGTAGAAAGCCCCCGCATACGGAGCGTTGCGAGGGCTTGTTTCAGATATTTTGCTTTGCCGACGTAAACGAAGCACAGGCGACGGGACATCATCGTTGCCCCTTGCGGTACGCTGTGGCCACAAGGCTGTAGCCTGTGAACAGCTCACGGGGCCACTCCTGGCCGCTTTCAAAGCGGGCCATGGCCTGTAACAACTCCGGCAGTCGTGCCAAGACATCGAATTTCTCATTGGTGCGGATGCCAAGCCGCTTGGAAAGAAACGCAGCATACTCTTCCCTGTTGCCGGTACAGAAGCGGCTCAGGATGCCGTCCAACGTGTCCAGATTGTGACGCGTGTAGTAATTGAGCAGGACATTGGCCCCGGCCCTAATGCCGTGTTCTGGTGTATCGAAGACCGCGTGCCCATGTTTGTCTACCGCGATCTGTCCGAACCACGGTCTCCCTTGGATGCTCTTGACGTTGTGGGGATTGTTGTTGCGGATGGCGAGTGCCTTTTTTATGGCAGCCACCGCCGTTTCTCCGCTGCTACCAGTGGCCTGATCTTCGTCCTGTTCAGAGTCCCGTGCGGCCATGACCTCCTGGAGCCGTGCAGCCAGGGCGATGGATCGGGCCTGTTCGGCACGATAGGCCTCTTTCAATTCGCGATACTCGTAACTCCCGACCGCTCCACCAATGGTGGTAATGGCAGCCAGGCAGGCGAAGAAGTATGCCTGCTTTCGGGCTGTGTTGTCTGGCATATCTGACTCCTTAAAAAATGACGCCCGGCGGGAAGGTAGGCCACCGGGCGCTTGCCGCTGTTGTTCGGGGTTGACGACGGAATGAAGCGCCGCCCCGTTGCGCTTTGGCAGGCTATCAGCGGCTTTCGCCTGCTCTCCACGGGGAGCAGATGGGAAAAAGAAAGGCCGCCTCCCCGATGGACGCGGCCCGCAGCGTGACATGACACCCCCCAGGCATACGCAGTGAGGGGAAGGGGTATCTGGCCTGCTGCTCCAAGCGGGCCCACGAGGTTCGCGGGCCCTATGAAGCAACATTCTCAATGTGATTATCTACCTCAATCCCTAAGTGGGGGGGAGGGCGAGCAAATTTTATTTTGGTTGATATTTCCATGTATTATTCCTCTTTTGGCGGAGGGAGGGGGATTTGAACCCCCGGAAGGCGTGAACCTTCAGCAGTTTTCAAGACCGCCGCAATCAGCCGCTCTGCCATCCCTCCGTTTTGGTGGAGCCAGCGGGACTTGAACCCGCCTCACCGCCGTGCAAGGACGGAGCTCTCCCTGCTGAGCTATGGCCCCAGATCCAGGCGGTCTGGTCTGATGACCGCCTGGGATGCCACCGGGGAAAGTACAGAATGACCCGGTGGGAAAATTGTGGTCGGAGCGGCGGGGATCGAACCCGCGACCACCTGCTCCCAAAGCAGGTGCGCTGCCTCTGCGCTACACTCCGATATGGCCGCCAGCCCGATGCCGACGGCCCCGGCCACGATGGCAACCTTTTTGCTTGGCTTCCGCACAAACCATCGCGGCCCCAGTCCCGGCAACGACGGTAGGGAGTGTCGCTGCCGGTCAGGGGTAAAAGAAAAGCCCGGCCAAAGTTGCCTTGTGGCCGGGCATCCTGATAAAAAAAGGCATCCAACAACCTTTTACTCAGGAGATTTGTATGTCGTACTTGATTTCCTATGATTTGAACAGCCCAGGCAAGAATTATGCTCAACTCTATGCGGCTATCCAGAAGCTCGGTAGCTGGTGGCACTGCTTAGACTCTACCTGGATTGTGGCCCATCCCGGCCCCGCCTCAGATATTCGCGACAAACTTGCTCCCTACCTTGATCGCAATGATGCGTTAATTGTGGTGCGTTGTTCCAGGGAGGCAGCGTGGACGAAAGGATTCGACTCTAACTGCCTCGACTGGTTGAAAAAGAATCTTTAGTATCTCCTCCTTCGTTGGGAAACCATTTTTTCAGGAAGGCCGCAAGATCTTCCTGAAACTTGGGAAGACTTTCGCTGGTATGGTATCCGGTGGGGATAAAAATCCCTTCTTCCACATTCCTGATACCAGCACATCCCATATCGATATAGATACCTTTTTTCACCACAAAGGGATTCCTCATCCTTACTCCCTTGCCCCGCTCCTGCGGGGCTTTTTGTTCACAATTTCAGCCTCCATCCCCGCCGCCCATCGCTGCGCGGCGGTGTGAAATCTGAAACGGTTGTCGAACTCTTTTGCCGGAAGTCTCCCGGTGGGGTTAGTCACCTCCCCCAGCGCCCGCAACGCTCGTCACCCTGCTTGATACGCCCGCCGTCCCGTTGTGCGGCCTGTCTGCGGTCTTTCCCGCCGTCTGGATACCCGCCCTTGTGAGCCTCGTTCGCGCTTGCGGTGGGGCCTCTTTTGCTCCCACACCCCGATTGCTCGGGGCCTCCCTGCCGCTCGGGCGGTATGTCCGGCGGGTTGGCGTTGGTACTTGGCCCCGTGGGGCCGTGTTCCCGGCCTTCCCCGTCGTCCATGTGTGTAGATTACAAAAACGTAATCGCATAGTCAACATAAAAGTTGCGAATATGTAACCAATGCTGTATAAAAAAATCACGCCACACCTCGTGGCGAGATACAGGGCATCCCCGGCCCGGCGGAGAAGCGAAGACGGGGGGAGAGTGGCGGGTTCAACCCGCACACCTGACTGGGGGAGGATAACCCGCTGGCGGTCAGGAGAAGAATGGGGAACCAGCAGCCATGCCCCAAGGGTAGAGTCTGAAGGGAGAAGGCCCGGCAAGGGAACCATGCGCGGTTCCAAACCTCCCTACCTGCAGCAGGCGCATACAGTCCGCAGGGCCGAAAGCGACGGGGCGGCTCCATGCCGAATCAAAAAAAGTCGTGACGGCGCAGACCCCGGTGGAGGTGATCTTCGCCAAGGGGAGTCTTGCGCCGTTCGCTCAAAGGCTCACCATCCGAATCTCAGGAAAGGCAAGAGGAAGATACGGGTACTTATGAAGGTCTTGTCAAAAGGGGATCAAGATCTAGGGATAACAAAAAGCCCCTCGTGATGAGAGGCTGAGAGAAGGGACGTATTCAGATGGACTTTTCAGGCGCTTTTATTTTGGGGGGAGTTCTTCTGGCTATTTTTGGGGCAATCTTTCTCTGCCGTGGAAAGCGTGAGGAAGAGATCCTCGAAGAACTCAAGATAATCTTCCCTCTCCCTGAGTTTACCCAGCAGCGGCTCAGGGATATCCACACCTGTCTTGTTGAGGAAATGGAGAGAGACAAGAAGCTCCCACTCTCTACGCCAGCGTTCAAGGGCCGATTTCCCAGAAAACGCAATTTCTCCATATCGAAGAAGAGTATACGTTCCGTATGCAAAATGAACCAGGGCAATGGCAATAAGGATACTGCCAAGCCAGTCTAAACAGTCTATTGTCCATGACTTTGTAAAATACTTGCTTCCAACGTCTGAATAGACAAGAGATTTTAATGAGATGCACACAAGGCCAAAGACAAGAAGGAAGGCTATTTTTGCAAATGACATTCCTTCTTCAACTCGATTGAGCAGTCTGTTGTCTATTTTTAGATCCGGCATCCCTACTTCTCCCGCACATCCGTCCATGCCCAGATCACACGGCCGGCAATCACCTTGTCCCAGTCCCCGGCGTAGTCCTTGAGCAGACTGTAGACCCTAGGCGGGTACTTGAGGCCGTTGTCGGAGTAGAAGGTGATGCGGTAGTCCCCGTCCTGCTTGTCCTCGATGGACACGCGCTTGATCATCCCGGCCCCGTCGGGATCCGTCACCAGCATCATATGGCCGGGGCGCAGCACGTCACGGTCGTCCCTGTCCACCAGCACGATGTCGCCGGGATTGAGGGTGGGCTGCATGGACGTGGAATGCGCTCCGATTTCTACGGCTATCAGGTTGCGGCGGAAGCGCACGGCCGGGTGGTGGCGGTACGCCAAAAACCAGCTCTTCACCTCGTCCTGCGGGATGTACCCCAGCCCGGCGCCCACCTCGCCCACCATCGGGGCGGCGATGTAATCCTCAGACTGCGGCGGTTCGATGCTCGCACCGATAGGAGCGATTTTGGCATTAACGAAGCACACGTCCTTGTCGGGCTCTGGATTTGGGCCTTGGGGAGCAACTCCGAGAATCGCCATGATTGGGGAGATTTCATTAAGTCGCGGAATTTGCTTCCCATTGATCCAGCGGCTCAAGTTTGCTGTGGATACACCTGTAGCGCGTGACAGGGCCGCAGCAGAGCCATACTGCTTAACGGCTTCGCGGATAATATCTAAGACTTGCTGATGGAAAAGAGGGGTCATGCGACCTCCTTATTACGGAAACATAATTTTTGCTAGTTACGAATAAGGCATAATTGCTTGAACATTTTTATACGAATTTGTAATATTGCCCCATGAAAAAAACACGAATTGCCATAGAGGTGTCGGACTTCCTTGAAAACTCAGGCTTTTCCGCAGCCCGGCTTGCTCGAGAGTCCGATGTGTCCCCGGTTCGTATCCACTCTCTCATCAAAGGAAAGCAAAAAGACATCCTTTCCAGCCACGCCGACGCCCTGCGCGAGGCTATGGCCCGTCTCACATCCACCCCCCCGGAGAAGGAGGCACCCCATGCCTGACTTCCCCTTTTTCGACCTTGCCCCGGCGGTCTACTGGCTGCGCGGGGTCTTCCCCTTTGACCTGCTGGCCCTGTTCGTTGTCATGCTGTTCGGCTTCTGGACGGCTGCCGGGGCGGCATGGGTCGTGGGCATGATTGGAAGGAGGTAGCGCATGGAAGGCGTCCTTATTACCGGCATCCTGGTCGCTGGCTTCGTCGCGTCGCTCTACGTCATCTGCAAATACTTCTAACCGGGCTCCCAAGGAGGGCCAATGAACATCGAAATCACACTGAAAGAGCTCAACGGTAAGCAAATCCCGGCGGTCACCAGTCTTCAGGTGGCGGAGGCGTTCGGGAAGCGGCACGACCATGTTATCCGCGATATCCGCGAAGTTATGGCTAAGTGCACGGAATCTTTTACTGCCCCCAACTTTGGGGTGAGTGAATACACCGACTCCACAGGCCGCAAGCTCCCCATGTACCTACTCTCCAAGGACGGGCTGATGATGGTCACGATGGGCTACACGACGCCGGAGGCCATGCGCGTCAAGGAAGCCTACATCGCCCGCTTCAACGAGATGGACGAGCAACTGCGCAGCGCTTCCCCGGCCATTCCCGACTTCCAGAACCCGGCTCTGGCCGCGCGTGCCTGGGCAGAGCAGTACGAGCGTCGCCAAATCGCCGAAGCCCAGCGGGATGAAGCCATCCGCACCAAGGCGGAGATCGGCAGCCGACGCGAAGCTACCAGTATGGCCACGGCGTCCGCCGCCGTTCGCCAGCGCGACGCTCTGGCCGACCAACTGGGCGAAGGGAAGCACTACAAGCAGGTGAAAGCCATCCCGTGGCTGCTGGAGGTGTTCCACGAGTCTGCGGGCATGTATTCGCAGGTGGGCCGCAAGCTTTCCGACCTGGGCGCCCGCATGGGCCTCTCCCCGCGCATCAAGGAAGACAGCCAATACGGCACCGTCAAGATCCACCATGTGGAAGTCATCGAGGCGCTCCGGCTGGCCCTCAAGCAGGATCACAACCTGCTGGGGAAGTATCGCAAGATGAAGGCGGCGTAGCGTCATGGGCGACCTCGTGCTGTTGAATTTCAAGGTGCCCCCGGAGAGTGCGTACAGCATCCAGCGGGAGATGGGATTCCATGACCTGAACCGTTCGGAGTTCGTGCGGCAGTGCATCCGTATCGCCGGGCCGCTGCTGCGCGAGGCGCCGGGGTTGTTGGAAGCTGATGATAAGAGAGTAGCCGACCTGATGAGCAAAGTCGGTAAGATTCTGGTAACACTGGAAAAAGTCTAGAGGGACGACCATGGATGCAGACACGTTTCTGACGGCCCATGCCCGCCAGCTCCAGCACTGCCCCCGGATGCACCTGACGGCTCTCCGCCTGCCGTGCGGTGAGCGTGAGGAGTGCGTGGCCGGGAGCCGGTGCCCGGTCATCGCGGGAGGGGAGCCCGCTCTGCCCAAGCCGGAGAATGCGCCTTCCCACGGGGCCGCCGTGCTGCGCAAGGCGGTTGTGGACAGCGGGCTGACGCTCAAGGCGTTCTGCCGGGCCCACGGCCTTTGCGAGAATACCGTGGGCCAGCACATGCGCGGAGACATGCGGATCAGCCCCTACATGCTGCGCCAGTACGAGCGCAAGCTGGGCATCCCCCACAAGGAACTGGAAGACGCCACGGCCCTGAGTGCGCGGGGCATCCACCGCACACCCAGAAAACGGTGCTGGTGACGTGTGACCCCGCTCCAGATCGTCCGTGCCTTCTGGCCCAGCATTGAGCTGCGCATCGACTACGACAGCAGTCCGGGATGGGAGGGGAAGCTCGTCATCCGTGACCCGGCCTGCCGCCGGGATGTGGCCGCATGGATACGGGAGCATGAGCGGGAGATCATGGACGAGATGAGGGGCGGTGGGCCGAAGGCGGCGGGAAGGCGCAGGAAATAGAAAAGCCCCCTGCAGGAACAGGGGGCAAACACTTTGTCGAACCACAACGACAAAGAAAGGATAGCAAAATGGCCGATAAAGTCAAAGGTATTCTGCTGCGGGAAGAAACATTCGAGGCCCTGCAAGCCCTCTCTGACGAGCAGCGAGGGAAATTGATATTGGCCCTCATCGCGGAAGCTGGGGGGTGTGACGCTCCTGAGCTCGATCCCATCACACGGATGGCATATCTCTGCATCCTGCCCGGCGTGAAACGTGCGCAGGATGAATCCTTCCGGCGTCACTCCGCAAACATCGAGAACGGCAAGAAGGGTGGGCGCCCCAGAAAGCAGCCTGTCGATAATGAGTGTGTACCTCAAAAAGCCACGGTTTTTGAAGAAAACGACGGGATAGATGAAAACCCACCGGTTTTTGCTGAAACCGAAATGAAAACCCAAAAACCCACGGGTTTTGAAGAAAACCTAAACCAATCCAATCCAATCCAAATAAATACCCCCCTTACCCCCCACGGGGGGGACGCCTTCGGCGATGCCGGTGATTCTTCCCTCGCAGGACAGACGGGCAGTCCCGATGGCGGAAAGCCCAGGGCGCAGCGGAAGAGGTTCGTTCCCCCCACCGTGGAGGAAGTCGCGGACTACTGCCGCGAACGGCAGAACGGGATCGATCCTGAGGCGTTCGTGGATTTCTACACGGCCAAGGGCTGGCTCGTGGGAAAATCGCCGATGAAGGACTGGCGCTCAGCCGTGCGGACATGGGAGCACGACAGGAGGAGCCAGACCAGGCAAACGTACCAGATGCCGATAAACTAGGGGGCGGACGATGCAGCACGGGAAAAGCCTTGCCGATTACGGCATCAGCATCCGCCCTGGGGAAACGCGGACACAGTGCCCGCATTGCTCCCCCGACCGGACGAAGAAGTACGAGAAGTGCCTGTCCGTGGATCAGGAGAAGGGCGTGTGGTTCTGCCACCACTGCGGCTGGTGCGGTGGCCTTGGCGGCACGCGGGAAGAGCAGGAGCATGCCCGGAAGACGTTCAGTAAGCCGCATTTCGTCGAAAGCGAGGTCACGGACAGGAACGTCATCGCGTGGTTCGCAAAGCGCGGCATCCACCAGCCGACCCTTGCGGCGTTCCGTATCAAAAGCGGTCGGGCATGGATGCATGGCCCCAATGGCGGGGGGGAATGCCAGACTATCCAGTTTCCGTTCTATCTCGACGGGCAGGTGGTCAACGTCAAGTACCGCACGTCGGACAAGCGTTTCCGGCAGGAGAAGGGGGCGCGGAAGTGCCTCTACAACGTGGACATGGCGATGAAGGCCGGTGGTGACAGGCTCATCATCACCGAGGGCGAGATGGATTGCCTGGCGCTGTATGAGGCCGGATTCCGCGCCGTTGTCAGTGTGCCCGACGGGGCCCCGTCGCCCGATGCAAAGACCTACGCCAGCAAATTTGACTTCCTGCACGGCATGGAAGAGCTGTTCGAAAAGTTCCGCTGGGTCGTGCTGGCCGTAGACAACGACGCGCCGGGGAAGAAGCTGGAGGAAGAGCTATCGCGGCGTATCGGCCTGGACAAGTGCCTGCGCGTGTTCTGGCCGAACGGTTGCAAGGACGCCAACGACGTGCTGGTCAATTACGGGCCTGAGGATCTCAACAAGTGCATCCACGCCGCGGCTTTCTTTCCCGTGGACGGGGTGAAGACCGTCGGCGACCTGTGGAGCGACGTTTTCGCCCTGCATGGACAGCCTGAGCAGCCCGGTGCGGACATCGGCTGGCCTTCAGCCGTCGGGGTCTTCAACGTCGAGCCCGGCCAGATGACTGTCGTCACCGGTGTCCCGAGCCACGGGAAATCGACCTTCATCGACGCCGTGCGCGTCAACCTGTTCAAGCGGCATGGCTGGCCGTCCGCCGTGTTTTCCCCGGAAAACTGGCCTGCCCAACGCCACATGGCGGTCCTGGCGGAAATGTACGCGGGCCGGAATTTCCACGAGATGACGGAAGATGAGCTCTATTCCGTCATGGACAGCACGCTCTCCGGCTTTTTCTTCATCCAGCCGGAGCGAGACGAAGACATGATGACCGTGGATGCCATCCTCAAGCGGGCAAAAGCTCTCGTCTACCAGTACGGCATCAAGGTGCTTGTCATCGACCCCTGGAACGAGATCGAGCACGACATGCCGGCCGGTCAGCGTGAAGACCAGTACCTGAGCATCCAGCTTGCGAAGATCCGCAGGTTCGCCCGCGTGAACTCCGTCCACATTTTCCTGATCGCGCACCCGTCGAAGCTGGACAAGGACAAGACAGGCGGCTACCCCCCGCCCACTGCCTACGACATCGCCGGTGGCGCCATGTGGCGCAACAAGGCGGACAACATCCTGTGCGTCTACCGGCCTGACATGAAGAGCAGCGAAACGCAGGTCTTTGTGCAGAAGATCCGGTTCCGCCGCAATGGGACAGCCGGGGCGATGCTGAGGTTCTCCTTCCACGTCGGGACGTCAACCTATCACGAGAAAAAATGAAGAGCATCCTGAAAATCATGATCGTTTCCGCAGGGTGTCGTGGCTGGTTGTCGGAACGGATGGCTTCGTATCTGCTGCGTCGGTTGGGATTGGTCAATGTTTAAGCCTTGTAGCCACTGCGGCCAGTGTGCGGATGAGGCCATAGGCGGCCCGCTGGCCTGTATCGTTTGCGAGAGGGAGGGAAGATATGCCCGGAAAAGGATTCTGGATGACGCTCTGGTTCTGCTGGCTGGCAACTGTGCTGGCCGTGTGCTGGGGAGCGGGGAAACTGTGGAGGTGAGCGACTTGAAAAGCCTGACGTACACATTGCCGTGGCCGCCCTCGGTGAATCACTACTGGCGCCGCGTACTCATCGGCGGCAAGCCCAGGACGCTGCTCTCGAAAGAGGGCAGGGAGTTCAAGCGGGCCTCTGTGGGGGCTGTCCTGCAGCAGCGGCGGGGACCGTCCGCGCCCCTGTCCGGGCGTCTCGCCATCGCGGTGACGCTCTTCCCGCCCGACAGGCGCCGCTATGACCTGGACAACCGGCTCAAGGCCGTCCTGGACAGCCTGACCGAAGCCCGGGTGTGGGAAGACGACCGTCATGTGAAAATCATCCACCTAGAGGAAGGCGGGATCGTGAGGGGCGGGGCGTGCCGCGTGCGCATCGCTCCGGCGCCGGATCAGGTGGCGTTGCTGGATGCCTACGGGCAAGGAGGTGAGTAGAGATGCTGGTGGAAGTGCGGGTCAAAATGGGGGGCGGTCTTTTGATGACCCTGGAGAAAACCAAGGAAGGGCTGGCCAGGGCCTTTCCGTTGTTCAAAGGCCTCTCCCGGGAAGAGCTGGCCGTGCATCACGCCGGGATACTCGTCACCGACAAGGGCCAGCGCACTGCCTGGCTGCGGTATCACGTCATGCCGGACGGGGACACTATGGATACTGCCAAAAAGCCGCAACGCATCCTGTGGGCGAAGTAGAGGGGGGAATTATGCCTGAAAATCGTATCCAGGGCTGGAAGGCCATTTGCACTTATCTGGGTCAGTCCGCCTACCGTATCCGGCGTCAGCGCTATCCGGTCTACCATATGCCGGAATCCAGGCTAGTGTGGGCTGTCCCGGAAGAACTGGACGCCCACACGGCCAGGCTGTTCACTCGGTGTCGGGAGAAGGTCGAGCGGCAAGGTGTCCCCGGAGAATTCTGGCCGCAAGTTTGTTCGCGCTGATCCCATAACGTTTGGCTTCTTGGCCCAACGCTTCCCATTCGACTGCGGCCAAGGTGACGCTGCGGTTGATGGCGTCCTCTCGGGTGCTATTCTTTCCACCCTTTTTTCGTCCAGCTCCGGGGCGCTCCCCGCCCCGGGGATCTTTTTTAGCCTTATCCTGCATTCTCCGCTCCTTCCTCCTGGCCTCAGATTTGACAAGAGACAAGCGCCTCCCCTCGTGTCTGCACGCCTCAGAGCAATAACTGTTTTTCCCGTAGGCCTGGTACTCTGCCCCGCAAATGGGGCAGATGCGCTCTCCCTTGCGCCGCTTTGCATTGCGCAGGGGATTTATCGCATCCTTATGCTCGACATAGTAGGCCCTTCCTTGTGCGCTATCGACGGCTTTGACGGCATCCGGGGCACACGCCGGGCAGTATCGTTGGTTTGGCCCGGTGACCGTGTATGGCGCGCCACAGACAGCACAGCTATCCGTGCTGCCAAGCTCTCTCACACCTCCCGTTCTTTTGCGGGCCTTGTACGCTGCCGACTGCTTTTTCCGCCTCTCCAAGCGGCACTGGGGGCAATACCATGCGCGTGGGCCGCCCAGAAATGAGCGGCCACATGCGCGGCAGGTGCGTTGCTTCAACGGGCTGCCCTTCATGGCGCTATTCGATTCCGAAGCCCCAAGCATGGGCAGCATCGACCGTCATGACGCGGAAGCTCTGGCCGTTGCGATCAGTGGTCAGGAAGCCTTGGCGCATCACATCTTCCAGCGCGGTATGGCTTTCGATGCTGGGGGCGTCGATGACGCGGCGAAACACCCTCGTGGAGACGACGGCAATGCGTTCGTCGCAGTTGTTGTACTGAGCGGTATCCTTGGCCCGAAAAGTAGTTCCGTTGAAGTCGAAGGTGAGCAGCATGTCTTTCTCCACTCGGCGGGTGATGGTGTTGGTGGTCTTCATGGTCTTTCCTCCCTTTCGTTAAATACAATATATCTACCATTTTTGAAAAATGTCAACTATTTTTTTCAAAATAGACCATATTTTTTCTCTTCCCTTTCCCTCGCTTCCCTTCCCTTTCCTTTGCTTCACGAACTTTTCCAATTAAGACAAAACCTTCCGAGTGTGCTACGATGGTCTCAAATTTGTCAGGAGACCACTCATGCCCAGAATCCCCTACCGCAAAGTACCCGGCAAGATCGTGGCTGGCGCGGCTCTCGTGGCCCTGCTGGGGGCTCGTGCCGCTACTCTGACTGTCGAGCAGGTGGCCGAGTGCGAGGGCTATGTGCCCCAGGCCTATCAGGATCCCGTGGGCATCTGGACGAAGTGCTGGGGCGATACCACGGACGTGACGCCAGGGAAGACCTACACCTTCGAGCAGTGCTTGAAGTCCCTCAACGACCATACCGTCGAGCTGGCGAGGCCTGTCATGCGCTGCATCCCTGATCTCAAAGACCAGCATGACAAGACCGTCGCGGCCATGGTGAGCATGGCCTACAACATCGGGCCTTCTGCCTTCTGCCGCTCCAGTGTGGCCCGCTATGCCAATGCCGGGGACTGGGAACGGGCCTGCAAGCGCATGGCCGAGATCTACAAGACGGCCAAAGGACAGGAGCTTCCGGGGCTCGTGAAGCGTCGCAAGCTGGAATCCGAGCTGTGCTTGGAAGGGGTGCGGGAGAAGGTTTTGCTTGAGGCGAACAGCGGGCCTAACTGGCAGCGCAGGGAGGTGCGGTAATGTGGGTCCTGACCAAACTCCTGCCGGTCCTGGCTCCGCTGCTGGACAAGCTCTGGCCGTCCACACGCGCCGACGAACTGCGGGCCGAGGCGGAGCTCGAAGAGGCCCGCGCTTTCTCCTGTGGCCGTATCGCCCCCCGCTACCTGCTGAAATACGTTGCTGTCATCCTGCTGTCCCTCTTTGGGCTGGCCGTGCTGGTGGACGCCATAGTGCCGGGGCTCATCCCCGGCAACCCTCTGGCGGCTATGCGTGATTTCTCGGCGGCTGGCGCCGACTGGCTCGCGTCGGTCATGGATTTTTAGGAGAGGGCATGGACGACAGGGACATTGTTCGTGAGATCGGCGAGGTGAAAGCCGGAATATCAGGGTTGCAGGCGGAAGTGTCGGGACTGCGTGAACGCATAGACGACATCGTGGTCACCCAGCTCCGCGACCACGGGAAGCGCGTAGCTATCCTGGAGCGTCGGCAGGCATGGCAAATCGGCTGGATGGCCGGCGCCGGTGCCGTTGGCGCGGCTTTGGGAAAGTTTTTTTTGTAGGAGGCGCACTATGGGGCAAAGGCTGATCGAGACTGATTGTCCGGTCTGCGGAACGCGCAACCGCCTGGCTTGTTACGGTGTCGTTGCGCATAAGCGCGAAGGTGCAATCGTGCGCTACTACCTCTGCCGCAAGTGCGGGGCTCGAGTATCGCGGAAGTATTACGATGATTGCGACAATGACCGGCGCACGTGGCTGCATCGCCCCGTCTCTCCCTGCGATTTCAGGCAGGTCACGGTGTGCAGACCACGGACTACTGACCATGCTTCAGGGCCCGCTGTAAGTAGCCAGCTCGCATTGGCGTTCTGATTCTCGGATTTTCCCGGGATTTCCGGGAAGTTCCCGGAAGAAATCACCGTGGGGCTAGGCCGACGGGCCGAAAGGGCGGCATCTCGCACCGCCTTGCCCCACACAAAACGCTCTGAATACCCGCAGAGGGCTGATACCCGGCCCCCCAGAAGACCTGGCAGGAGCAATAAGCCCAGGCCGAATGGACAAAACAGGTACCTTTTCTCACCGCGCCTTAACCGGAAATGGGCGCACCGGCGCGTAAATGCCAGTCCTCAGACGCGAATCGAATGGCTGGAGCGGCAATGCATGGTAGGCCTGACAATGCACGGGGAATAATGGGCAAAGATCATAGCTCACGGCACATATGGTGTGTGTCAGGCGCGGCTTTTACGGGTAGCGATTTTTAAAGAGCGACGGCGCGGATGGAAAAAATTTTGTACTGCCCCACATCATGCCCGTACCTGGGCAAGAACGGCTGCAAAGTGGCCTGCGGGAATGAAGAAATCGAATGCCCGGTGATAGCCGGTGTTCTGGCTTGCGAAAAGACGTCCGCAGCAAAAGAACCAAAAATGGCGAAGAAAATCACGCTGGCATAAGATAACACTGCGTGGGAATAGAATTTTTGGCTAAGGCAATGAAGAATAACCTTATGAGTAGGAGTTGACCATGAATCCTAACGAAATCCGCAATCGGATTAACAGGGCGACTGGCCTCAGCCGCCGCACTGCTCGTGCTGCCGGTTCCCCGGTTGGTAACCAGGCTCGCGCCCTCCGTTCCGCACGAGTGTTCAACACCCAGGCTCCGACTGCCAGGATGCGTACCGTTGCCCGTCGTCGCTCCCTTGGCGGCGCCGGGGGCTAGTCAATGTCTGGCCTTCCGCTTTTTCGTTCCGTCGAGACTGCGGCGGCCATAACCGACAGCGTGCTTGTTGCTTTTTCTGGCGGCAAGGATTCTGTCGTCACCCTCGACGTGTGTATGGGGCATTTCGCGCACGTCGAGGGCTTTTTCATGTATCAAGTACGCGGACTGTCGTTCCAGGAATCAATCCTGCGCTACTACGAGGACAAGTACGGCATCCCGATCCACAGAATCCCGCATTTTGAGCTCTCGCAATGGTTGCGTTACGGGCTTTTCCGGCCTTGTGACTTTGATTGCCCCATCGTGAGCGTCAAGGAAACATATGACTATATGCGGGAGAATACGGATATTTGGTGGATTGCAGCAGGCGAACGCATAGCGGACAGCGTATGGCGTAGAGCCATGATAAAAGTTCAGGCACCATTGATCCGAAGCGTGGCCGCTTTTTCCCTATTGCCGAATGGAGCAAGGCCGATGTCATGGCATACATCAGGCAACGTAAACTGCGTGTCGGGGCTGAATCATCTCGACTGGGGTTTTCTTTCCGCTCGCTCATGGGAAAAGACCTGTTGAAGATTCAGAAGTACTTCCCGCAGGACTATGCCCGTATTCGGCGGTGGTTCCCGTTGGTGGATGTTTCAATCATCCACCACAAAATGCAAAGGGGATATGATGGCCAGGCAAAGTAAGTTCCAGAAGGTTGAAATGGACACGATCAGGCGTGATGCCATCCATGGCGCGGAGTACAACCCGCGCATCATCTCTGAAGATGCACGAAAACGCCTGCGCAAGATGCTGGCAAAGCACGGCCTTGTCCAGCCGCTTGTCTGGAACAAGCGCACAGGAAACCTTGTTTCCGGCCACCAGCGTCTCGCGGCCCTTGATTCTCTTGAGCGTTCACAGGATTACGATTTGCAGGTGGCTGTCGTTGATGTGGATGAGAGGGAAGAGCGGGTTCTGAACGTCCAGCTCAACAACCCTTCCATGCAGGGCGAATGGGACTTGGACAAGCTCACCGAGATGGCAGATGCCGCCAATATCTCTCCTGATGAGTTTGGTTTCTCTGATGGGGATATTTCTGTGTTGTTTGGTGACGATTCGCCCTTGGCTGAGATGCTGGCTGATGATGAAAATGTGACCGAAGCCAAGAACACCTTGAAGGAGATCAAAGAGCATCGCGCCGAAAGTATGGCAAAAATGCAGGAGGCGCAGGCCGCTGATTTCTACTTTACCGTAGTTTGTGAAAATGAAGCGCAAAAAAAAGCCATTCTCAAAGCTCTTGGTATTCCCGATTGGGAGAGCTTCGCGAATGGCCGTGTTCTGGCTGGGAGACTTGGCGTCTAGGATTGTTTCAGGCTCGCGAGGTAAACGCAGTGGTCTTTGAATTGGGGCGGCAATTTCTCCAGCTCGGTATCCACTGTGAAAAGATTGAGCTTCCCTTTTACGGGGAATGGCTTGATCTCATAAAGTTTTTTGACATGCCATGCGAAGCCTTTGAGTGCATCCTCGTACCATGCTTCGGGAAGGTATGCAGGCTCAAGATCGGCCTTTGTCATGGGGCGAATATCAATGAGTTCAACAACCCCCAGAGCCATCCCCCCCGGGGCGATCAGACCGTCATTGATTTCCACATCGCCCCTGCTGGAGCAGATCAGCAGGGGGCCACGATAGGCAGTTTTCCACGTCCTGCACTCAACTGTCTTATGCCCAGCAGCTACGAGTGAAGCCCAGGGTTGTTTGATAGAAAGAGCTTTCATCCGATTACCTCCAAGAGAAGAATACCATATTGTAATTTTCTAGTAAAGGTGAGATATGGGACAGTGTACGGCTACGTCAAAGCGGACTGGAGAAAGGTGTAAGCGTTTTTGCGCGCCTGGTAAAAAGGTTTGCAAGTGGCACGGTGGGGCTTCTAACGGAGCTCCAAAAGGTAGCAAAAATGCGTTGAAGCATGGGGCATATGAAAAAATAACCCGTGAGACGATGTTTGCGGATGAAGTAGAGTATGCTGATTCTGTTGATACTGACCCAGCATCTGTTCTTGAGGAACAACTGCGTATCCTCAAGGTGAAAGAGCTCCGTATTGCCAGACGTATGAAGGAGGCCATGCTTGCGGAGCAGGACGCCGGGAAGGATGACGGGACGGGCAAGAAAAAGCCTTCGGTCGTGACGTTGACTGTCGCCACGACGCAGACAAAGAACTTCGCAGGCGAGGAAAGCAAAACAGTATCCAGCACCTCAGAAACCTTTGCTCAGAACTATCTGCGGCTTGAGCAGGCTCACACGACAGTTCTGGCGCAGATCGGCAGAACGGTGGCCTTGCTGGCTGATCTAAGAGGAGAACAGGATATTGCTGACAACGAACCGCCGGTTATTAATGTGCGCGTGGTCAATGGTCGAAGGATGAACAAGGATGCCGAAAGGGCTGAACCCGATCCTGAATGAGCCGCAGGCAGCTTTCCTTTCCTTGCCGCAGAAATTCCGGGCGTATGTCGCGGGTTTTGGGGCGGGCAAGACTTGGGCTGGCTGTGCTTCTCTTGGGCGTCATTTTTGCGAGTGGCCCGGTATCAATGCCGGGTACTTCGCGCCGACGTATCCGCAGATCAGGGACATCTTTTACCCTACTGTGGCGGAATGCTTCGAGCAGTGGGGCCTTTCCGTCGATGTAAAGCAGTCTGCGCACGAGGTCTTTGTCTACAGTGGCCGAACCCTGCGCGGCGTCATCAAGTGTCGTTCGATGGACAAGCCTGAAAGCATCATCGGCTTCAAGATCGGGCACGCCCTTGTTGACGAGATCGACGTGATGCCTGTGGACAAGGCCACGGTTGCGTGGCGGAAAATCCTTGCCCGCATGCGCTATAACGTCAAAGGGCTGCGTAACGGTATTGACGTGACTACAACGCCGGAAGGGTTCAAGTTCGTCTACCAGCAGTTCGAAAAGGGGCCGCGTGAAAATCTTGAGCTGCGCAAGCTGTACGGCATCATCAAGGCCAGCACCTACGACAACGAAATCAACCTGCCGCCGGATTACATCCCTTCGCTGCTGGAATCCTACCCGGCGCAATTGATCGACGCCTATATCAACGGTGAATTCGTCAACCTCGATTCCGGCACGATCTATTGCAGCTTCAAGCGGGAGTACAACTCGACGGACGAGACGATCCGGTCGGGAGAACCGTTGTTCATCGGCATGGACTTCAATGTGGGGCGCATGGCGGCTGTTGTGCATGTGCGCCGCGACGGCTTGCCCTGCGCCGTGGATGAGTTTGTCAATGGGTACGACACGCCCGACATGATCCGGCGTATCAAGGAACGCTACTGGCGATATGACGGCGTTCGCTATGTCCCGACGTGTCAGATTCGCATATATCCAGACGCCTCCGGCGATTCCCGCCGGTCTGTCAATGCCAGCCAGACGGACATTGCCCTGCTTCGTGAGGCCGGATTTGCCGTAAGCGTCAACGCCGCGAACCCCCCGGTCAAAGACCGCATAAACGCCATGAACGCCATGTTTTGCAATGCCGTTGGTGAACGGCGCTACCGGGTCAACCCTGACAAGTGCCCGTCGTATGTCGAAGCCCTTGAGCAGCAGCCCTGGGCGAAGAATGGCGAACCGGACAAGACGACGGGGCACGATCATATCAACGATGCCGCCGGGTACTTCATCGCCAAAGAATACCCGATCATCCGCAATACCGTGGTCGTCGGTACTTACTCGACGGTCGCATAAGGAGAAAGCACTATGCCAGTTCCGGGAAATTCCGGGAAAATCCCGGAAAATCAGGCCAGCATCCAGACGCCTACGTCTGTTTTTCAGCGCCAGCACAAGGCAGCGCAACCGTGTCTCGACCTCATGGGCGGGACTGAGGCCATGCGGCGTGCTGGTGACAGTTACATCATGCGCAAGGAGAAAGAGCCTGACAGGTCGTACTTCTGCCGCATCGAACGCACGGTGCTGCGCAATGCCTTTGCCCAGACCCTCGGCTATTACCGCGGGCAGGTTTTCAGCAGGCAAGTTGCCCTGGACAACAAGAGCAGCAAGCTGTCCGATGATGATATGCAGAAATTCCGCGACTGGTCGGAAAACGTCGATCAGCGCGGGCACAATCTGACGGCCTGGAGTGGCAACGTCTTCACATCCGGCCTAGTCTCAGGGGTGACGTTTTGCCTGGTGGATTACCCGCATATCGAGACCATAAACGAGGATGGCGTCACGCTGTATCAGGCATCTGATGGCACGATGCGCCCGAAGACAGCAGCCGCGGATGTTGAAGAGGGATGGCAGCCGTATCTCGTGCATATCCCGGCGGAACAGGTGCTGGATTGCCGGGCTGAATGGCGCAATGGCCGGCGCGTCATCACGCATTTCCGGTACGTCGAGATCAGGCAGGAACAGAGCCAGTCAAACCAATTCGTCCTTGAGGATGTGGAATACATCCACGCCTACTGGCTTGACCGTTGGGAGCTGTGGCGGTTTTCGGCTGTCAATGGCCAGGTCTCCCCAAGTTCAGAACCGGTTATGTCCGGGAAAATGACCTTGGATGAAATTCCCGTGGCCGTCTTCATGCCCGGCGATCCCCGCAGCGACTTCACGGCCCGCCCTGCGCTCATGGACTTGGCGCACCTCAACGTGAGACACTGGCAGGCGACCAGCGAACAGTATGACCTGCTGGCTTATGTGCGGCTTCCGGTCTGGACTGTCACGGGGGCTGAACGGGGAATAGGGGAGGACGGGAAGCCTGAGCCTTTGACCTTTGGCCCGGGCAACGTGATCTACCTTTCACCCGGCGGCAGCGTTCAGAGTGCTGGTGTGGACGCCGCAAGCGTTGAGGCCGGGCGGCAGGACTTGCGCGACCTTGAAAACGCTATGGCGACCTACGGATTGCAGATCATGCAGGCGCAGAGCGCGGCCAGACTGACCGCGGCCCAGGTGCAGAGGGAAAGCCGTGAAGGCAACAGCCAGCTTCGGAACTGGGCTTTGGACTTCCAGGACTTCCTAGAAAACTGCCTGCGTCTGGTGGCTAAGTGGTGGGGGATGCCTGACGGCCCGTCCGTGAAGGTCAACGATGACTACGCAGACAGTGCCAGCATCGACTACCTGATCCAGCTCCATGATAAGGGCATCATCGGCAAGGAAACGCTGGCGGCCTTCGCGGTGCGTCTGGGAATCCTTCCCGATGACTTCAACTACACCGATGAGGTGGCGCGGCTGGCGCAGGATGCTGCAACGACGGCCAATGCGGGGCAGTCCTTCGGGCTGTCCCTGATGCAGCGGCTTGGCGCAGGGGCCGGTGGCGGGCAGCCGGGAAATTCCGGGACTATCCGGGAAATTCCGGGAAATTCCGGGGAAGGCGCACGATAGCACGAGAAAAGGCCGGGCATGGTGTCCCGGCCTTTGCGCTATCCTTTGCCAAGAAATTCAGCCACCAGCGCGTTGATAACGGCGCTCTTGTCTGTCTTGTTCTCTTTGCACCATGCCTTCAATTGCTCATGCAGTTTCGGGCATATCCGAAAACTGCAATTGTCCACCTTGTCTCCTGGGCAAAGTGGCTTGCGCCCAGACCCATTCCGTTTCCCGCCATGTGCCATAGTTCCTCCGGGTATCAGGCCCACGAGGTATTCCCCGTGGGTCATATTGCTGCTATTCTGCTTTGATGTTCAAGATGTAATTCGCGGCTTTCTGGGCGTGGGCTGCCGCCGTGATCGCCAGCTTCTTGTCTCCCTTGAGCGTCTTGATCCAGCCTTGCAGGTATGCAGCGCTATTTTCAAGCGTGGCGCTTTCAATGCCGCAATGCCCGCACAGAAAAGCCGCTGTCATTTCGGCTATGAGTTCTTCCTTGCTGTAGTCCTTGTCGCCGAAGAAGTTGAAGCCGGTTACGCCATCGCGGTTGAGGCGGCTCTGATGGCCGGTAGAGTGGGCGAGCTCGTGAAAAAGCGTGCTGTAAAATTCCTCGGGATTTTCAAAACGCTTGAGCTCCGGCACGGTGACGGTATCTGTTGAGGGGCGATAGAAAGCCCGGCCACCGCCATAAGTCACTGCGGGCCTGTTGGGCATGGCAAGTTGAATCGCTTCGGCCCGTTCGATACGCTCATGTTCGGGCCATTCCGACAAATCATCTTTCGGGGCTTTGATGCCCTCGCACTGGTCGGCATTGAAGACCGTATAGTAGCGAAGGACAGGAAGTCGCTTCTTTCCGTCTTCGGCGCTTTCGTCTTCCTTTTCGTAAATCTTCCAGAAGATAACAGGGGTGCCCTTTTCGCCTTTGCGCACGTTTCCGCCCATGTCCTTAGCTTGCTTGAAGGTCATCCAGAACGGAGAGGTGTGGGGAGAACAGGCAAGCAAGAAGGCATTTATGCCCTGATAGTGCTTCTTGCTGACGAGATTGCGAGGGCCGCCATCGATGCCATAATTCCAAGGCTTACGCCAGGGGGCGACGCCGTTTTCCAGCATCTCGACGATGCGGTCAGTGATGATTTGATACACGTCAGACTTTTCGTAAGCAGCCATGTTAAAAGCTCCTTGACCTGTTGAGGTTCATGGGCTAGGCTGCTTTTGTTGTCGAGCTGGCCTAGTCCAGTTCATGCCCCGTTTCCGGTTGCCTCCGGTACGGGGCTTTTCTTTTTCCCTTTCGTTAAAAATAAAGTACCCTACCAAAATTGAAAAGTCAATACGTTTTCAACAAATATTTTTATTTTGACAAGTTACAAGACTTTTATGGGCCTCTCATCTATGCTATAATGCCAGAAAGCAGGAGGTAGACCATGAGCAAAGAACCGTTGACCGATGAACGGATTGCGGAGATCAGGGGACGGGAGAAGGTCGCGAGTGATGGGCCGTGGGGCCAGATGATGGGATGGGACGGTGGTGTTGATTATGGAACTTGGGTCAATGACGTGTTGGCAAAGAATGGCGTCACTATTTGTTCTTTTACACCACTGAAGAACAATGAAGCCAATGCTGATTTTGTTGTCCACGCCCGCGAAGACATCCCCGCGCTGCTAGATGAGGTGGAACGGCTGCGGGCGGAGAATGAGCGGCTCAAAGAAATAGCGTGGAATGGCATTCAACTTATGGACAAGGCCGTTATCCGTGAAGCGGCGAGCGAAATAGATATGGTCAGAGAAAAGGTGCTACGTCACGCTATGGAACAGGAGAAAAGGCGGTTCTCATGACCCCAGACGATACCCTTGCCCTCTATCTCCTCTCCCGCTCCCTCTGGTGGCGTCATGACCTTGAGCAACTCGATGCCGAGGCCGTGGCCGCCGTCATCGCCTCTCTTGAGGCGGCCCAGAAGGACATAGCCTCCCGCCTTGACGCCGAGGCCGCCGGGCTGGCGACGCTCTCCGACTGGCGGCGGGAGCAGGACGAGGCGCTTAACGCATGGGCAGATGAGGTGCTTGCCGGGGCTAGGGCCACCATCACGGGCACGGTCAGCGAGGCCAGTATTGCGGCGGCTGCGGCCTCTCTTGCTGCGTATAACGCCATCCTGACGCTGGACGGCAAGGCGTCGGCGGTGAAGTCCGTAGGCCTGACCTCTGCACAGATCGCGAGCTGGTTCCAGGTCACGGCACTTGGTTCCGGCGGCCTTGAGCATTGGGTGGACACGGCTCTGGAGAATGGCGTCAAGCAGAGCATCCTTGCCGCGCTGCGGCAGGTGGCTGTGGAAGGCAAGGGAACCGCGGAGGCCGTGCGGCGGGTGCTGGTGGCGGCCAGTGATGCCGGCTTTGAGCTGACGCGACGGGAAGCAATCACCATCACGCGGACATTCATCCAGACCGCCAACGTCAACGCGCAGGAGGCCGTCTACAAGGCCAACGAGGGGCTGTTCAAGGGCTACAAGTACATTGCCACGCTGGACAGCCGCACCTGTGCCGTCTGCCTGTTTGCCGACGGAGCGGTATACAAGATCGGGGAACCACGGCCATCCCTCCCCCGGCATCCCCGGTGCCGCTGCTTGTACGTCCCGGTTGCCAAGAGCTGGCGCGACTTCGGCATTGATGTTGATGACCTCGAAGCCGTGGCCCGCCCCTGGACGATACGCGAGACGGGGCCTATCGGGACTGGTGGGCGCAAGATCGAGAACTACGGCAAGACGACGGAAAATTTCTCCGGCTGGTGGGCGTCCCTCTCCGCAGCGGACAAGGCAAAGACGGCCATCGGCCCCGTGCGGCGCAGGCTGCTGGAATCCGGGGCAATGAAATGGGATCAGATGTGGGACAAGGCCAGCGGGATGCCGTTGACGCTTGAGCAGATGGGATACGACAGGCAGGGGAACAGGCTTTGACGGTGCGTTGAAAAGCATTTGGCGCGGATCAGGCGATCAGGAGACGAGGGGACAAACGCGGAAATCGACTTTCCCATGAGACGGAAAACTCCTTTCCACCACGTCCAAAAGAGGGATTTGTCTTGTGCCCCGAATGAAAACCGGGTACAAAAGAGGAATCCCACACCAGAACGTGGTGTGGTTTTTGTGTTAAGAGGATGTCCGGCATGTTTTTTGATTTTAAAAGGTGTGGTAATCTCGTCCCATGAAACAAACAGATTTTCGTGATGTGCCTGATGAGCT